CCAGCCCTTGATGGGAACAATATTGAGGCTTGCATAGATCGGCTGGGCTTCTTCGGCATCTTTGGACTTGCGCTGGACGATCTGCATGGGTTGATCGCCCTTTGCTGGCACGATGCTGATTTCGATTTCGAGCGCGCCTTTCCATGCTGATGATCCACGCGCACGATGCTGGGCTTCTTCGGAAACGCCAGTATGGTGGACAAGCAGGACCGAGCAGTTAAACTCTCGCATGAGACCAGCGCAGGCATCGATCATGGTCTTGGCATCCTGGGCGCTGTTTTCGTCACCGAGGAGGAAGCGATGAAGAGTATCGATCACGATCATGCTGGGCGGAGTGGGAAGCGCCCTGACGGCATCAACGACACGTTGGTATCCCTCAGCTGTGTTCAGGTCGCATCCAGCCTTGGACAGCCACATACTGAGGTTGCCTGCTCGATGATGCTGCTTCCAGGCGGCGACACGGCTGCGCAGACCATGATGCCCCTCCCCAGCCAGATAGACCACGCTCCCAGCCTTGACCTTGTGGCCGTTCCAGTCTGGGTGGCCTGCGGCCATGTGCAGCGACCAATCGAGGACGGCAAACGTCTTACCACCACCTGATGGGCCGTGGACCATGATCAGGGCTTGCTCTTGGAGCCAGTGCTTTACGAGCCATTTTATGGGCGCTGGCTTGGTGCAGAAGTCATCGGCTGGGACGAGCCAGTCTGATGCTGGCGGCTGGAGCAGGATCTTGAGATCGTGTCCTGCTTGGACATAATCATTTGCGTCACCATCGATCGGCGGCATGACAACGCGTGCGCCATATTTGGCCGAGGCTTGATCGGCATATTTCTGGCCTGTGCCTGATGCGTCATTGTCGGCCACAATGACCAACTCCTGCATTTGTCCGTATTTCTCGCGGATCGATCCGGTTACGGGAACCAGATTGGACGCGGAATAGGCAACGATGCAAGGCCGATGCGTGATCTCGTGGATCGTGGCAGCAGTGGCGAAACCTTCGGCAATGTAAATTGTTCCAGGCTCATCGGTTGTGCCGACCATCCAGAAGCAACCGCCAGTCTGACCGCCTGCGTGGTAAAGCTTGCCGCCTTCCTGATCGATATACTGGATCGATGCCAGCTTTCCTTCTGGCGTAAAGAGCGGAGCCATCAAACGGCCATCGCTGGTGATGCGAGTGCCGTGCGCTCCAACACCCTTGCGCGCCAGATATGGGTGATCTGGGCTGGCTCCCATACCGTTTGACCAGATGATCTCGGCAGTATCGGCCACTGCTTCGCGCTGGCGCTTTAACTCTGCATCGCGGGTTGCCTTAGCTTCTGCCAGCCTGCGTGCGTGCGCCATTTCTTCTGCCGGCGTGATCTTGCGACCAACATCTGCGCGCCATGTGACTTCAATCCCTGCACGCCAGCATCCAAAGCGACCAGCTGGGATGCCATCCGAATAAGCAACATACCAGCCCGACTTATCATGCCCAGGCTTTCCCTTGGTGCCGCTATTGAAGCGGTGCATCTTGCCATCGAGGATGATTTCCTTTGGCGGTGTCATTCCAGCCGCTGTGATTGCATCACGCAATTGCAGTTCTGGTGGATCAGGTTCAGCTGGCTTTGGCGGTGACCACGGGCCACCAAGAATGTTTGTCAGATCAGCCATTAACCTTCACCTCTCATGATTCCCTGAATGACACCATCGATCCGAATCAGATGGTCGTCAGCCAAGTGACCTCTCTTTTTAACAAATCTCCAGAGGGAAAAATATGGCACGCCAGATTCCTGGGCCAAATCCTTCAGCACGAAGAATCTCGACAGGTTCTCGCGCATCTGTTCTCGATATTCGTCGGTGATCATATTTCCTCCTGTTGAAAACGAAATTGCACATTCCGCTTGCACTGGCAAGATGGATATGCAAATAAGGTTGCACGCACCGACTGGATGGTCCGACTGGTGCAATCGAGGAGAGCCTTATGGCGATCAATTTGAAAAAGACAGGCGGCCTGACCGCCAATGGCGTGAAGCTGCTTGTTTATGGGCAGGCTGGCGCTGGTAAGACGAGCCTGATCCGCACGCTGCCGAATCCGGTGGTGCTATCTGCGGAAGGCGGTTTGCTATCCATTCAGGATGCTGACCTGCCGTTTATTGAAGTCACCACGATGGACGATCTGCGCGAGGCTTACAGCTGGGCCAAGGATTCCAAAGAGGCTGCAGATTATCAGAGCGTGGCGCTTGATAGCATCAGCGAGGTCGCTGAGGTTGTCCTGCAGCATGAGTTGAAGCGCAACAAGGATGGCCGCGCTGCATATGGTGAACTGAACACCACCATGCAGGAACTGATCCGCGCCTTCCGCGATCTTCCCGGCAAGCACGTTTACATGAGCGCCAAACTGGAAAAGTCGCAGGACGAGATGGGCAAGCTGCTCTTCAATCCATCGATGCCCGGTAAGTCGCTGACGCAGGGCTTGCCCTACTTCTTCGATGAAGTGCTGGCGCTGCGGGTTGAGAAGGATGCCGATGGCAACACCCAGCGTGCGCTGATGTGCGATAGCGATGGCATCTGGCTGGCAAAGGATCGATCTGGGAAGCTGGAAGGCTGGGAAGCGCCGGATCTTGGCGCGATCATCACCAAGATCGGAGGTGGCCAATGAGCCTCTATGACGATTGGATCAAGGCAAAAGCCGACGAGGCCGAAGCCACCAAACGCCGCCGTGGCATCGAGGATCTGCTGGTCAAGGCCTTTGAGATCCCTGAGAACCTCGAAGGCACAAAGAACGTTGACAATCGCAAGGTCAATGCCGACAAGTTGCAGGAGCTGGCGGCAGAGCATGGTCTGACCGAGCATCTGTCCAGCCTGTTCCGGTGGAAGCCTGAGATCAACATGACGCTCTGGAAGGCTGCGGATGCGTCAATCACGACACCCCTCTTGGACGCAATCACGGCAACGCCTGGCCGTCCGTCCTTTACCATCACCAAGGCAGGAGAATAACAATGGCATTTCTTGGAGAAACTTTTGGCGTTGACGACCTTCCGCAATCGGATCGCAATTATGAACTGATTCCAGAAGGCTGGTATAATGTCACGATCACCAAGGCCGAACTTGGAAACACCAAGTCTGGCACTGGGCAGAAGATCGATATCCGTTACGATATCACTGGGCCGAGCCAGCAGGGCCGCGTGGTGTTCCAAGCAGTGAACATCCGCAACCAGAGCCAGAAGGCTGAAGAGATCGGTCGCCAACAGCTTGGCGAGATTATGCGCGCCATTGGTCTGGCGAAGGTCGAGGACACGGATCAGCTGGTTGGTGGTCAGCTTTGCATCAAGATCAAGATCAAGCAGCCGAGCGATAAGGACAAGGCGGCGGGCTACACCGAGAACAAGAACGAGGTGGCTGGCTTCAAAGCTGCGAACGGAACCAACGCACCGATGCCTTCGGTTGCACCCAGCGCAGCGCCGGCAGCATCGTCGGCACCTGGCGGTTCAAAGCCGCCTTGGGCGAAGTAAAATGAAAAGACCTCGGCAGGGAAGGGAGAAACCTGCCGAGGTCAATTTCCATTCGGAAGTGAGACAACCATGAAGCTGCCAGAACCAATTCATACCATATCGAGCCTGATCGACCAATACCATGAGAGCCAAGCTGAGAAGCCGCGTCCGCATATGGGCTGCAGTCTGCTTGGGCATCATTGTGACCGGTGGCTTTGGCTTTCGTTTCGCTGGGCTGTGCGTGAGCAGTTCGAAGGCCGCATCCTCCGCCTGTTCCGGCGCGGCCAGATGGAGGAAGATACGATCATTCGGGATCTGCGCGCGATCGGGATCGATATTAGATCAAACCAGCAGCGCGTTAACTTGCGCCATGTGGCTGAGTTCAAGACGCATTCGAAGAAGTCGTTTGACGATATTGTCAGGGATGGGGTGGAGAAGTCCAAGCCGATGCACTGGGTGCAGATGCAGGTCTATATGCACGGGACCAATATCGATCGTGCGCTTTATCTGGCGGTCTGCAAGGATGACGATCGGATCTATACCGAGCGCGTGCGTTACGATCGTGCAGTGGCTGAGAAATATATTGCACGCGGTCAGAGGCTGGCACTGGAGGATCGGATTCCGCCGCCTATCTCAACCGACCCGACATGGTATCAGTGTCGCTTTTGCCCAGCGCATAGCTTCTGCCACAAAGGCGCACCGACCAAATATGCCAACTGCCGCACCTGTGCGCATAGCACTGCGATGCCGGATTCAACCTGGCGCTGTGAACGCCATGAGGCTGACAACATCCCAGTCGATTTTCAGCACCAAGGCTGCGACGATCACATTCTGCATCCTGACATGGTGCCTTGGCCGATGATTGCCAGTGAGGATGGCTTGAGCGTCATGTGGAAGATCGGTGATCGTGTGATCGAAAATGGCAATGGCCCAGGACGCTATAAGAGCCGCGAGATCGTTGCCAATCCATCCGCCTGCGGTGATCCATTTGTCGAGCAGGCCAAAGATGAATTTCCTGATGCGGAGATTATTGGATAATGCTGCGTGATTATCAACAGCGTGCGATTGATCAGCTTTATGCGTGGTTTTCAGCTGGTAACAAAGGCAATCCCTGCTTGGTGCTGCCGACAGGTTCAGGCAAGAGCCATATCGTGGCTGCGCTTTGCAAAGATGCGATTCAGAACTGGCCTGATACGCGGATCTTGATGCTGACCCATGTGCGTGAATTGATCGAG